AAAAAACAAAGGCCGCGCTAGCCACTATTGAAGGTGCTGTGGCTGAACTGGGCACATTGGCAAAGCAAATGACCACCGATATCAACAACCTGACACTGATTGATGCTGGTGAGGCAGCGCAGGAACGCGGGGAGAAATATCTGCTGGTGGCGCAGCATTTTGGCTACCAGTTGCCCTACAACCGGGATCGCATGATTGATGAAGTGCGGCACTACATGGGCGAATCAGCCCGCACGATGCTGGAAGCGGGTGCGCGGCTGGCCATGATCCAAACGCAAACCACCCACGGTGAATGGCTGGATACGTGCGCGGCGCTGGGGTTGAATGAGCGTACTGCGCAGCGGATGATCAAGTCCGCCAAAAAATTTGGGGCAAATGCGACGACGTCGTCGCATTTCATCAATTTTGGTGCGTCGAAAATGTTTGAGTTGCTGGTGCTGGATGATGACGATATCGGCGTGCTGGTGACGGGCGGGCAACTGGAAAATGTGGGCACGCTTGATGCCATTGAGTGCATGACGGTATCCGAATTGCGGGCGGCACTGCGCGAGGCGAAGGAAGACAATAAGGCCAAGGACAACTTGCTGACTGAAAAAACAGGTGTTATCACCAAGTTGCAGGCCAAGGCCGCGCTGCTGCCGCCACCAACGCCCGACGAAGACCTGAAACAGGTGCGGCGGGAAATGAGCGATGTTACCGCCAACGTCGAGGCAAACATCCGGGGATGCCTGCGCGAGGGGTTTAATCAGTTGCGGTTCGGGCAGAACGTAAAGGGTGAAAATGCCACGGCTTTTATGGAAGGACTGCTGGAACAGATCATCCGGGCAGTGTGTGATACGGCGGCAGCGTTTGATATTGGACTGGCCATGCCCAACCCGGCAACCTGGGGTTCTGCCCCGGAGTGGGATGTGGACGACGAGGCTGTCCGCACTGATGGTGACGAAATCGACGCATAACTGGCGGAGTGAAAAATGGCACGCACAAAACAAAAAAGCTGGAGCTATGCGCAAATCACGGCCAATGCTCGTGAGCAAATTGCGGACTTTATGCAAAAGTCCAAATCTGCGGAAACGAGCTATGAGAGCAACATGTACAAAAGCTGGGGTCGGGGTGCGTATAACCTGTGGTACAGCCTGACGTGCGGATGGGATCACGTCAATGATCAAGCGGAAATGAAAGCACTGCTGGAATAAGCAAGACGCATCCAGAGCTAAACCACCCACCCATTACGCTGATTGAAACTATGCCAACCCCTGTGCAGACAGAACGACTTGTTGCCTACGCCGAGCAGCTTAACACCGCCCGGCATGGCGAAAAGGAACCGATTATCCAGCGTGCCATGACCGAGCTTGGCATGAGCCGCGCCGAGGTGTACCGCAATTTACATGAGGTCAGCGTGAGACCGAACCGAAAACAGCGTAGTGATGCAGGCCAGGTGGAATTGACGCCGGGCGATGCGATGGTTATATCCGGGCTGTTGATGGCGGCGACCCGCAAAAACGGCAAGCGGATCATGACCATTGAGGATGCGGTAACGATGTTGCGCGCAAACGGCAAAGTTGCCGCCACCCGCACAACACCGGACGGCGAAGTGGTGCCGCTGTCCGAAACCGCGATTGTGCGGGCATTGCGGGTGCACCAGTTGCATCCGGATCAACTCAATGCCCCGGCACCAGTCACGCGCATGGCCAGCCGCCACCCCAACCACTGGTGGCAGATTGATGCATCGTTGTGCGTGATCTACTACCTGGCCAAGCCAACCCAGGTGGGTGACAAAAACGACCTGCGGGTGATGGATCACACGGAGTTTTATAAAAACAAGCCCGCGAACGTCAAACGAGTGGAAAACGATACGGTGTGGCGCTACGTGATCACCGACCACACCAGCGGCTGGGTGTTTGTGCACTACGTGACCGGGGGCGAAACGGGCGTCAATCTGGTCGATGTGTTTATCCGTGCGATTTGCCAGCGTAGCGGCAATGACCCGGTGCACGGAGTGCCCTACAACATCATGCTGGACCCCGGCAGTGCCAACACCGGGGCGGTGTTCAAAAACCTCTGCCGCTCGCTGCAAGTGCATGTGCAGATCAACAGGCCGAAAAACCCCCGCGCCAAGGGGCAGGTTGAGCAGGGGCAAAACCTGGTGGAAACCAAATTTGAAAGCAGCTTGTGTCTGGTGGCCGTGCATTCGCTGGCCGACCTGAATGAAAAAGCCGGGAAATGGATGCGCTGGTTTAACGGCACCAGCGCCCACAGCCGCCACGGCATGCCGCGCTATGCAGCGTGGTCGCGCATCACGGAGGATCAATTGCGGATCGCGCCCCCCGCAGCGCTGTGCCGGGAACTGGCGGTGACGGCCCCGGTAGAGCGCACCGTCAAGCCAGAACTCACCATCGAATTCCGGGGAGCGTTGTACAAGGCCGATACCCTGCCCGGCGTGCTGGTTGGGGACAAGGTACAGGTGGTGCGCAATCCGTGGCGCGAAAATGCCGCGCAGGTGGTGACGCGTGATGAACATGGGCACGAAACGTTTTACGTGCTGGAACCACAGGGCGAGGATGAATGGGGTTTTGCAGACGGTGCGCCGGTGATGGGGGAAAGCTACAGCCGTCACAAAGACACGCCCGCGCAGACCCATGCCAAGGCGGTGCATCGGCTGGTGATGGGAGCCGCGACCGATACCGAGGCGGCGGCAAAAGTGAAGGCGAAAGAGATGCCGTTTAACGGCGAAATCGACCCGTATATCAGCCAGGTTGAGGCCAATGTGCCCACCTATTTGCCCAAACGTGGCACGGCCAGCGATGTGCTGGCCCCGCTGGCGATTGTTGCGCCGCTCTCGCACATCAAAGCGGCGATGGCGCTGGTGCAAATGGGCGTCAAGATGGATGCGGATCGGCATGCATTGCTGCGCAAGTGGTATCCGGCTGGGGTGCCTGAAGCGGATATCGAAGCGGTGGCCAACCGGATCAACACCCGGCCAAATTTAAAAGTGGTAGGAGGATCGAATTAATGAGTATCGACACGTTACTGACACGCGTCAATCAAACGCAAACGGCACTGGCAACACACTGTGGCGTGTCCAAAGCCAGCATATCGTTGCTGGTGAAAAAGGGCATCTGGCCCGCGACCGAATTAACGCAAATTCATTTGCGTGCAGCCATATCCACGTTCTTTTTGGGTAAAGGAATTGGGCATGCTGATGTAGACAAAGCGCTGGCCTATCAGCATCAAACCGACGTAGTCAAACAGGAGAAAACAATGCTTTTGGATAAACAATACCTTGAAGCCGAGACCATGAAACATTTTGGTCTGATGGTGAATCCGTTTAAAAATGATGTCACCTCGGTGGATGACATTTTTTACTACCCGGCGCTGCGCCAAATGCGTGAGCGGGTCTGGGACATTGCCCGCAACGGCGGTTTTGCTGCTGTGTGGGGTGAATCCGGCTGCGGCAAAACCACATTGCGTGAGGAACTGCATGAACGCATCCGCAAAGAGCGGGCATCGATCATCGTGGTCGAGCCTTATGTCTTGGCAATGGAAGGCGTGGGGCACAAAGGGCCGACGCTGAAATCGGGCCAGATCGCCGATGCGATTATCCGCACGCTTGACCCGTGCGTATCGCCAAAGATGGCACCGGACGCCAAATTTGCCCAAACGCACAACCTGCTCAAGCGGTCGTTTGAAAGCGGTACGCGGGTGGTGCTGATGATTGAAGAGGCGCATAACCTGCCCTTGGCAACGCTCAAACACCTGAAGCGTTACCTGGAATTGAAGGATGGATTTTCGCGCTTGCTGGGCATTGTGTTGATCGGCCAGCCGGAACTGAAAGCAAAGATGAGTCCATCGCGCCCGGATATCCGGGAGGTAGTGCAGCGGTGCGATATGTTCGAGATGGTGCCGCTGGGGCGCGACCTGGACGGGTATCTGACGCACCGGCTCACACGGGCCGGGGTGAAGGCCAGCGATTTGTTTGAGGCGGGTGTGGCGGCGGCACTATCTGAAAAACTGACCCGCACGGTGACAGAGGGGCGGCAGGCACGCCGGATCGAGATGACGTATCCGCTGCTGGTCAACAATTATCTGGTGTTGGCGATGAACCATGCCGCAGCGATTGGCTTGCCGAAAATTACACCGGACTTGATCAGGGATGCAGCATGAGCGCCATCGTGCAATTACCCACGTTTGTGAACCCGGAAGCCCTCACAACCCTTGCCGAGGCACGCGCTGAAGTCGCCCGCATGCAAACCGAAATGATGGCGATGGGCGAGCACTTGGCGATGTCAAACCAGTGCGCCACCACACAATGGCAAACCATACAATTCTTGCTGAAATCGTGGGAAGAAAACGACCAAGCGGCGATCATGAAACAGCTTGCCCGTTTGCATGCCTACGTCAACCGCGCACCTGCGCAACAACACTAACAAGTGAAAAACGAAGGAGCAAAAGGTGAATCGACAAAAACGGCACATGCGAAAAAGGGAGCCCAGGGCACGCTGGCAGGGCTGGAACATCCTGATCGAGATCTATTGGCGTTACCACATAGTGACCTGGGCAGCGGAAAAGCAAATGATGACCATTGCGCTGCCAACAAATTGGACGGAATCGCGCTGCAACAGGGCTGTGGAAACGCTGATGGGTATGGGATACCTCGAAAGTCCTGCTGGCGGCGTAAGGCCGACTGAAAAAGCGAAGGCTTGGTTTATAAAGAAAAAATATCCCCTTTAACAAGGAGCACGAAAAATGAGCACCGCAAAAATTAAGGGCTGGGTGGTGCTATCGCCGCCATTGCTGGGTAAAAAATGGGATGTCGTCGGCGTGGGGCAAGACCGCCCAGCCGCTTGGGGCGACGCCCATGAGCAACTGCGAGCGACTTGCGCCGTCCGGGACATGGCAAAGTGTTATCCACATTTGGAACGTGTCGAATGCGATATCAGTATCAGTTTTATTCCACCGACAAAGAAAGAAGGGAAGTAATCATGGCAAAGGGAAAAAAGGCCGCAGCAATACCGGGCTGGATCGCGCAAACGAAGGACGATGCCGCGCAAGGCATCCGCGATATCGGTGATATGCAACGTGAGATCAAGCGTCTGGAATTGGGCATGAACGACGAAATTGCGCTGATCACAGAACGCTATGCGCCGCAGGTTGAAGCGATCAAAACGAAGATTGCCGAAAAGGAGCACGGTGTGCATGTGTGGTGCGCCGCGAACCGCGACACGCTGACCAATGGCAACAAGGTTAAAACGGCCAATTTGATTACGGGCAATGTGGTGTGGCGGATCAATCCACCGTCGATTAATGTGCGCAAGGTCGCTGATGTGCTGGTGCATCTGCAATCACAACCGGAGCTGGCGCGCTTCGTGCGGCAAACAGCGGAAATCAACAAGATCGCGTTGTTGGCCGAACCCATGGTGGCCATTAAAATTCCCGGCATCAGCATCACAAAAGGGAGCGAGACTTTTGGCATTGAACCCTTTGAGCAGGAGGCGGCGTAAGCTGACAAATCATGCCAACGCGCATCCTGAATTTTCAGAAGCGGTTTGCCCCGGACGTTGAATCCGGGATCAAAACCACAACGATCCGCGCCAAGCGGAAAGACGGGCGCGACCCGAAGATGGGCGACATGCTCGCGCTGTACACCGGGTTGCGCACCAAAGCGGCCCGCCTGTTGCGCCGCGAAACGTGCTTTGCCGTTGACCCGATCATGATCCAGCCAAGCATTGCTGAAAACGATCATCTGGTGTGGGTTGGCGATGTGATGCTCAACAACGAGGGTGTGGCCGCAATGGCACGGCAAGATGGCTTTGCTTCTGCCGAGGAGTTTATCGGCTACTTTCGGAAATCCTACGGGCTCCCGTTTAATGGATACCTGATCGGCTGGAAGCCGGAGAGGAAGACATCATGAAAGGACGTCGTGGCAATAGCCGGAGCGAGCGCACGCCGGAACAGCAACGCGCCATGCAAATCCGTTTGATCCAGATCGGGATCAAAGAAATCAAGATGGCCGATGACGTGTATCGGTCATTGATCGACCGTTACAGCAACGGGCGTTGCAAGTCCAGCACCGAGATGACGGAGATGGAGCGGGGCAACTTGCTGAACCATATCATCGCTGCGGGTTTTAAAATCCAGCGCAAGCCAAAATCGGATGACAAACCGACCGCCACCAACAACGACCCGACATGGTTGATGATGCTGGGTTTGTGGGCCGAGCTGCACAAGCTGGGCGATGTGCGCAACCCGGACACGGCAGCGCTACGTGGGTGGATCAAGAGCCAGACCAATATCGATGACCCAGCCTGGCTCAGTAGCAAGCAAACCACAAAAGTGATTGAAGCCCTGAAAAAGTGGCGGGATCGGGTATTGCAGAAACAGGCTGCTGTGCAAGCGATGGAGGCGCAAAATGGCAATTGAGCCATTGATCATTGATGACGATTACCCCGAGCTGCTGGCCGATCTGGCCCGCGCTGTGCACGAACAACTGCTGTCCACGCCGGATTTGCAGATCACGTACCAGCGCGCCGGGGAAATTGCGATGGCAACGGCGGAGCGGGTGCGGATTAATTTCGGGGGCATCAACAACTATGTGCCGAAGGGCGTCAGTTACATGGCATCGGTTCGGGACAAGGAGATGTACGCCAAGTTCAATGGCTCGAATTATGCCGCGCTGGCGCGTGAGTACAACCGCACTGAAATGCGGGTGCGCCAGATTTGCGGTGATATGCTCATTGCCGACCGCAAAGCACGCCAAAAGGGGCTGTTTGACGAAACCTGAAACGGGCCGCTGTGGCCCGTTTTGCCGCCCGGATGTTAGAATGTGCCACCCCGCCCGCAAAAACGCCGCCTGCCCCGTTTATAAACAAGATTTGCCGCCCTGCGCATCAAAGCACTTCCTCACAACCCCGCCTGCAATCAAATACTAAAGCGTTTTAATTATCGGCTGACCAGTTTCTACGGATACTGGCTGCATGAAAACACTACTCGCCCCCCAGAAACCGATTGAAATTTTCCGCGCAGGAAAATTTACCGCCATGAATGGCCAATCGTATGATTTCAGCCTCGATCAAGTGGCCGAGTTGGCCGCGTCCTACAACCCGGACTTGGCCGATGCGCCGCTGGTGCTGGGCCACCCAACCACGAATGCACCACGCTATGGCCGCGCCGCAAAACTGGCGCTCAACGACAAGGGCGTGCTCTGCGCGTGGGTGGATCAGGTTACGCCGGAGTTTGCGCAGTGGATCGAGGCCAAGCATTTCACGAAAGTTTCGTCTTCCATTTTTATGCCGGATGCACCTGGCAATCCGACGCCCGGTAAATTGTACCTGCGCCATGTTGGCCTGCTTGGTGGCGTTGCGCCTGCGGTGACTGGCTTGGCACCCGTGGAATTTGCTGCCGACAGTACGGGGGTGCTGGAATTTGCCTATGCCGACAGACTGGTGGTGCGGCTGTTTCGCGGGCTAAAAAACTATCTGATCGAGAGCATTGGTCTGGATAAGGCCAATCAGATCATCGATGACTATGACCTTGACTATCTTGCACAAGACGCCGTGCAAGCCGACCAAGACGGCGCTGCATTTGCGTCGCCACTACCCACACAACCACCGGAGGATGAATTGACAGCAGCAGAATTGGCCGCAGAGCGGCAGAAAATGGCAGCACAGGCCGCAGCGCTGGAAGCGCGGGAAGCGCAGATCGCGGCACGGGAGCGCAAAGCGAAGCTTGCTGGGAATGCGGAATTTGCCGCTGGCTTGGTGACAGAGGGCAAGCTGTTGCCAGGCGAAAGCCCGGTGGTGCTGACCCTTTTGGCGCGGCTCGATGGGGTGAACGACAAGGTCGCCGATTTTGCAGCGGGCGACGAGCGGGTAACCCAGCACGGGGCAGAATTGCTCAAGGGCTTGCTGGCCGGGTTGGACAAGCGCGTGACGTATGCGCGGGTTACGCCTGCCGGGGCAGATGGTGCGCGTGCCCGCACGGCTGATTTTGCGGCACCGGATGGCTACGGGCTTGATGCGGACGGCGAAGCGGCGTTGCAAGCGATTGCCGACTACCAGCGTCAGCACCCCGGCGTGTCGTTTATTGATGCGGCCAAGGCCACGCAAGCCTGATCCCGATCAAGCGTATTTTTACAGGAGCAAGTAATGAGCAAACAAGGAATCGCCCTGCTGACGTTGGGCGTCACCGCTGCCGCACAAATTTACCCATGCCGTGCGGTGACCGCTGGCGGTGTGCACGCAGCGACTGATTTGTACGGCATCGCCAACAGCGATGGCCGGGTCAATGATTATGTGGCAGTGGATGTGGTGGGGGCACCCGCGATTGAAGCCGGTGCGGCCATTCCGGCAGGCACCAAATACGTGATCGCAGACGCACAAGGGCGCGCTATTCCGGGCGGCACCGCAGCGGCCTGTCTGGGCAAAGTGGTGCCGGGTCAGTCCGCCAGCGCAGCAGGCGAATTTGTTCAGGTGCTGCTGCAACTGACGATTTGAATTTCGATTGACTTTTTTTGATGGGAGCCAGCAATGGTCATGTCAGCACGCGCCGCACGGATTATCGATCCGATATTGACCGGGTACATCCGGGGTTATGAAAACAACGATTTGGTGGGCAAGTACCTGTTCCCCGAAGTCCCTGTTCCCGCAGCCGGGGGGCAGATTCTTCAATTCGGCAAGGAAGCGTTCATTCTGTACGCCACGCAGCGCGCACCCGGTGGTAATACCGCCCGCATGGAAATCGGGTATTTGGGCTTGCCCTACGCGTGTGAAAACCACGCGCTGGAGGCAAAAGTACCCGACGAATTAAGCCGGGATGCGCAGCAAGTACCGGGCATCGATCTACAGCAAAATTCGGTGGGGGCGGTGTGGGATTCGATGTTGTTGAAGCTGGAATATCAGCAATCCCAGGTTGCACGCAACCCCGGCAACTATGGCATCAACAACAAAATGGCCTTGTCTGGCGCTGCACAATGGAGCGCGACGACCTCAACACCGCGTAGCGATGTGCAAGCGGCACGCATGGCAATTCGGGCGCAGACGGGTAAATATCCGAATGTGATGGTGCTGCCGCCGGGTGGCTGCTACAAGCTGGGCGAACACCCGGCCATCAAGGATCGGTTCAAGTTCACGACGGCTGAAAGCTTGACCTTGGCGATGTTGGCCAAGTACTTTGAAGTGGATTTGGTGGTCGAGGGCAATTCGGTCTATGTGAAAACGCTGGATTCGGCGTTTTCGGATTGCTGGGGCAACGATGTTGTGTTGGCGTATGTGCCGAAGCAGCTTAAAAACCAGAAAACGCCGTCTTTTGGCTATACCTATGCGCTCAGGGGACACCCGTTTGTGAAACAGGGCTACTACGAAAACAATTGCGAATCCTGGATTTATGGCGTCAAGCACGAGCGCTCGCCCGTGATTGCCGGAGCCGATGCGGGTTTCCTGATTCAAAACGCGTTCCTTTGATTTGCCTTGAATGAAGTGAGAAACCCATGAAAAAGTATGAAGTATTGGTGCCGATCCATCAGGGGCCGGACGAAAAGCGGGTGCGCAAGATGGCGGAAGTCGGCAGCGTGATCGACATGAATGAAGCGGACGCCGCCAGTTTGGTTGAATGCGGTGCCTTGCGCGAATATACAGGCGCACAGCAAGCTGCCGCAGGGTTGCCGTTGGATGATCCGGATTTTGCGGAACAAGTGGCGAAACTGGCCGAAGGGTGGAAAAAGGCGAAGGATTTGCCACCCGACACTGCCGCAGGCAAGCCCAAGGACGGCACAGCCACGGCAGGCAAAGTGGCCAGTGGCAAGGCCGATGGCGACAAGCCAGCCGACAAAACCAAGAGCGCCTGAGCAATGAACTACGCGACCCCGCAAGACATGATCGATGACTTTGGTCTGCGAGAAATGCTGTGCATCGGCGACCCCGAAAACACCGGGGCCGTTGATCTGGTGCACGTCAGCCATGCGTTGGAGACAGCGTCGGGGGCGATTGATTTTGCCGCATCCCAGCACAATCAACTGCCGCTGCAAAACCTGCCACAGCCCACCATCATCAAACTGCGCGAAGTTTGCTGCGCACTGGCCCGTTACAAATTGACGGGTTCCAGCGGTGTGACGGTGACCGATGTGGTCAAGGATCGCTATGCCGAAGTGAATTTGTGGCTCGAAAAAATCGCGCTTGGCAAGGTTTTCTTGGTGCCGCAACCGGGCGCAGATGCGGGCAGCGGTGGCGGCATGTCGGCGCAAAACCTGACCGCAGGCGAGGCCAGTTTTAACGAGGGCGCTGACCGTATTTTTGCGCTTGGCGCGTTTCGTGACTATTTCCAATGATCCACGAGCTTGAAGACGCCATGCTCAAGCGCATCCGCGATGCGCAGGCTGCTGGCGTATGGCCCTACAAAATCCTGACGATTGACAACTACGCTGGCCAGATTGACGAGGGCCAGCAATCGACGTTCAAGTTCCCTGCCGTGTTTTGCAGCTTTGTCAAATGGCGGCGCAAGGCCAGCCTTGGCGAGCGCACCCGGTTGATTGTGGTGGATATGATGGTGTATATATGCGCCCGCAACCCGCGCAACAGCCGCGCCGCCCGCCAAGGTGACGCGGGTGAAGTGGGCAGCTACCAAATGGCCGAAGACCTGGTGGCGCTGCTGGAAAATCAGCGGCTTGGCATGCCGATGCACCAGCCCTTGATGGCAACGGGCGTGGAAACGGTGTACATCGGGCGCAAAGCTGATGGGGCCAATGCCGAGTCCATTTTGGCGATACCCATGGAGTGCGAATTTACCTGGCAAGCCGCCCTGCCGGATTGCGCCCAGGTCAGTCTGGACGACTGGCTACGCACCGGACAAACCTATTACCTGCCGGGCGACGATGATGCCGATCTGGCCGCGCTGATCAACCACGCCTAAATACTAAAACCTTTTAATTATCCAGCCTCGCGCACGCAGGTAAAGTGGCCCTGTCAATTCGCCATGGCGAGTTTTTAAAAGGATCGTTATGCCACACATTATCGTGCGCGCCACCCCCGGCGCAAAAGTACCCATCGAAGGCTGGTTCACGACCTACATCACTCAGGAATCCGGTGATGTGACGGTTGTGGACTCCCACTACTACCGTCAGCAAATCCGCGATGGCGATTTGGCGCTGGTGGATACCCCACCGGCTCCACTTGATGTTGATGCCACCGATGCGCCTGCAATGCCCCGCACCAAGGTCAAAGGGGTAGCAGCATGAGCAGCCCCAATATTTCATTTAATCAAATCGGCGCTGCCCGCATGCCGGGCGTGTATGCCGAATTCAACACCCGCGTCGGCAGTAAAAACCTGCCAGGCAATCGCCAGCGCACGCTGCTGGTGGGGCAAAAAACCGCAGCAGGCACGCTTGCCCCGTTGCGGGTGACCGATATCTTCAGCGAGGCGGACGCCGCCTTGCAGTGCGGTTATGGCTCGCAACTGCATCGCATGGTGCTGAAAGCGCTGATGGCCAACCCGTATGCGGTGTTAAGCGTGGTGGCGCTGGACGATCTGGGCGGCGGCGTTGCTGCCACCTGGACAGCGACCGTGGCGGGTGCGCCAACCGCAGGCGGGCAATGGGTGCTGGCGCTTAATGATGACACCATTGCCGTCAACGTGGCCACCACCGATACCCCGACCACGGTGGCGGCGGCGTTTGTTGCGGCCATCACCACCAAGCGCGAGCTGCCCTTTACGGCCAGCGCGGTGGCGGGCGTGGTGACCATTACGGCCAAAAACAAGGGCACGGTGGCCAACAGCGCCAAGGTGGCGGCATCGGGCACGGTGGCGGGCATGACCTTTGTTGCCGCCACGGGCGTGGTGGGTGCATCCGATCCGGACATGTCAACGGCGTTGCAAGCAGCGTTTTTGGGCGGGCACGATCAAATCGTGTCGCCCTACCGCGACGCGCCAAATCTGGTTGTGTTGCGTAACCACCTCGATGCGGTCGGCAGCGCGTTTGAAAAGCGCTGGGCACACGGCTACATTGGCAGCAATGGGTCACTGGCCACCGCAACGGCGCTGTCCGGCACGCTCAACCATGGCTGGATCAATCATGTGTGGTTGCGCAACACCACCACCACGCCGCACGAAATTGCGGCGGCCTATGCCGCCGTGGTAGCGGGATCGGAAGACCCGGCAACGCCGATGAATAACGTGGAAGTCAAGGGCGTGGCAGTGCCCTTGGTGGCTGACCGCACATCCCGCACCGAGATTGAAACCGTGCTGTATAACGGCGTCACACCGCTGGCCGTTGGGCCGGGTGACAAAGTGCAGATTGTGCGGGCGATCACGACTTACACGCTGAACGATGCGGCGGCACCAGATCCAACACTGCTGGAACTGGCCACCACGCGCACGCTGAAGTATGTCGCCAAGGTGTTTATTGCCGACCGTGCCATTCGTTATTCCCGCGCAAAAATCAGCCAACGCGTGATCAATTCGATCCGGGACTCTGGCATCGTGCTGTTGAAGTTGCTGGAAGACCTCGAAATCATCGAAAACGTCTCAGCCAACCTGCCGCAGTACATTGTGGAACGGGACACGCAAGACCCGAACCGGATCAACGAACGCATCCCGACCGATGTGGTCTCTGGCTTGCATGTGCTAGCCGAGCGTTTTGATTTGATCGTTTAACCCTGCCACCAGAAAAAGAAAGGAGTCGTCATGGCGATATCGACGATAGCAAACAAGGAATATTGCGGCACGCAGATCATGGAGGTCAACGGGCAGGAAATCGAACTGGAATCGATTGACCCCAGCCACAAGACCAACGCCAAAGCCGTCCTGACCATGAATTCCAAGGGCCGTGCCTTGGGCAGTGTTTGTGGCATCAATGAGTATTCATTGAAAATCGAAGTGCCTGTGCCGGTTGACCAGTCGCAGGAATTGAACTGGCGTTTGGTGAAGAATGCGACGATCACCCTGTATCCGCAATGCGGCAGCAATGGCACCCGCACCATTTACACCGGGGTGACCGTAGAAGAAGTCAGCGAAAAATACGGCACCAACAAGGCCGCAACTCGTAGCCTGACCTGCCACGCGCTGGATATGCAGGAGATTCGATAATGGCGCTCACCTTGCTGGATCGCCTGAAACAGGGCCGCGATGCGCTGGGCCACGTCACGGTCAACGGTGTGGATATCGGCTTGCGCTTGCTGAACGAGCAGGATCGCCAGCAGGCATCCATGGCAGCGGACAAGCTGTTGGCCGACGCGAACACCGAAATCACGATGAGCAACGC